AATAATGGTACTGAAGAAGGTAAAACAGAAGAAATGGATATTACTGATTTAGTTAAGTCACAAAAAAACATTGAAGAAAAACAAGAGGAGTTCTTCAACAATTTATTTAGTCATTTGAATGATTTGGAGAGTAAATTAAGTGAGATGGACAACATTGTTAGTACGTTGAATAATTTAGAAACTAAGATTGAAAAACTTAGACCTAAGACTGCTGAAGAAAAATTAGAATTAAGAAGTTTAGATTCTGGTCCATATACTACTAAATTATCTGATTTCTTTAATGACAAACAAGATGATTTTGAGAAAACAGGTAAAGAGTATGTTTTAACTACAGATGAGGTACAAGATTACTCACCAACTGAGATTAAAAAAACTTTTAGAAACTTTGGAGATGAAACTAACTCATTTACAAACATAAAATAAATATAACGACCTTCGGGTCGTTTTTTTTTTACATATAATTTGACTAACTAGATTTCTTCGCTTATACTTATATAAACAATTAAAACTTATATAATTTATGGCGACAACAAACAATTCATTAGACGCGGTATTAGCACAGTACGAGAAATCAAAACAAGGAGGTTCTTCAACGACAAACAAAATGTCACAAGAAGAAAGAATGAAAAAATACTTTGCGGCAATTCTAACCGACAAAGAAACACAAGGGCAAAGGAGAGTAAGAATCTTGCCAACTACTGATGGTTCTTCACCATTTAAGGAGGTTTGGTATCACGAGATTCAGGTTGATGGAAAATTCCAAAAATTCTACGACCCGGGTAAGAACGATAATGAACGTTCACCTTTGAATGAGGTTTATGAAGATTTGCGTTCAACTGGAAAAGAGTCTGACAAAAAATTAGCGTCAACTTACCAATCAAGAAAATTTTACATTGTTAAAGTTATTGACAGAGATAACGAAGCTGACGGACCTAAATTCTGGAGATTTAAGGACAATTATAAGAACGATGGTATCTTGGATAAAATCATCCCAATTTGGAGAAACAAAGGTGATATTACTGATGCTGAAACAGGACGTGATTTGATTTTAGAATTAACTAAAGCTAAAACTCCTAAAGGTGCTGTATATACTGTTATTCAAACAATTATGCACGATGACCCAGCTCCTTTGAGTAATGACAAAGAACTATCTGATTCTTGGGTAAACGACCCAACTACTTGGAATGATGTTTACGCTAAAAAACCTTTGGAGTATTTGGAAGCGATTGCGATTGGTGAAACACCTCGTTGGGATAGCGAAAAAGGAGGTTATGTATATGGAGATAGTTCTTCAAGTGAATCATCTTTTGGTGGAACAACTAACAGAGAAGTTCTTGACCCACAATACCACGATGAACCGGCTGATGATATGCCTTTCTAAAAATTAATTACTACATAGACTCTGAGTTAATCTTGGGGTCTATGTATTATAACTAAAACACTAACAAATGGCGATAAAGAAAAAATCATTCTCATTGGATGATATTAAAGGTAAATTCTCTACAAAAACTAAATATAAAGCTGAAAGTTATTATAACTGTGGTGAAGCTTTTTACGAGGCTTGTGGAATACCAGGTCCAGTAATGGGGGGTATTAATATGATGTTGGGGCATAGTAACGCTTCAAAAACGACGGCGATGATATTAGCTGCGGCTGACGCTCAAAAAAAAGGTCATTTACCTGTTTTTATCATCACAGAAAAAAAATGGAGTTGGTCACATGCTGTTGAACTAGGTTTACAAGCAGAACAAGATGCTGATGGAAATTGGGACGGTCACTTTATCTTTAATGATAGTTTTGATTATATTGAACAAGCAACAGATTTCATTAATTCTATTTTGGACACACAAGAAGCTGGGGACATTCCATATGACCTTTTATTCTTATGGGATTCTGTAGGTTCCATACCATGTAAGATGACTTTTGAGGGTAAAGGTGGAAAGATGCACAATGCGTCTGCGTTATCAGATAAAATAGGTATGGGAATTCATTCAAGAATAACAAAATCAAAAAAAGATGATTATCCATATTATAATACGATGGTTGTTGTTAACCAACCTTGGGTAGATTTGCCGGATAACCCTTTTGGACAACCGGAGATAAAGAGCAAGGGTGGCGAGGCGTTATGGTTAGCATCAAGTTTGGTATTCTTATTTGGGAATCAAAAGAAATCAGGTATTAATCATATTACGGCTACTAAAAATGGTAGAACTGTTTCTTACGCAATTAGAACTAAAATATCAATATTGAAAAATCACGTTAATGGGTTAGCCTTTAAAGATGGTAAAATTATTGCTGTTCCCCAAGGTTATATTAAAGATGATAAAGCTGCGATTGATAAATACAAGAAAGAATATTCAGGATATTGGAATAAAATCTTAGGGGGTGAAGGTGAAATTTCCTTCAAGGAAGATAGTGTGATTGGTCTTGAATCTGATGATGAATAGATAAAGTTATATAACCCCCAACCTTAATCAGTTGGGGTTAATAACAAAAATAGTAACAAAACTTTATAGTAACGAAAACAAAAAAAAAGTGACCAAAACACTTCTTATTGATGGCAACAATCTCCTAAAAATTGGAGTGAAAGGGGTTAAGGACTTCTTCCACCAAGGTAAACATGTAGGAGGAACTTGGCATTTTATTAACACAACACGAAGATTTATTGAAGAACAAAACTTTGATAAGGTTGTTGTTATGTGGGATGGTGATGAGAGTTCTTCAGCTCGTAAATTACTCTATCCCCAATATAAGTCAAACCGTAACTTGGATAAAGACCAAGAACAAGAAAACTCATTCACGGAACAGAAAGACCGGGTAAAACAATACCTGGAAGAGGTTTTTATTCGTCAAATTATTATTGATGGTAATGAAGCTGATGATTTAATTGCGTATTATTGTCAAATTTCAGAAAATGAGGATATAACTATATTCTCTGGGGATAAAGACTTAACACAATTAATATCTGAAAGAGTATCATTATATTCACCTTCAACTAAAAAAACTTATAAGTATGGGGATAAGATTAATATCTATTATTATGATATACCTCATTGTAATATGACGACTTATAAGATATTGGCTGGTGATAAATCTGATAATATTGATGGGATATATTATTTGGGTGAAAAGACTTTAATGAAAATATTTCCTGAATTATTTGACTCTGAAGTAAAAATTACCGATATTATTAAAAAAGCTGAAACTCTATTGAAGGAGGATAAGGACAACAAGGTTTTACAGAATTTATTATCGGGTAAAACAAAAACTGGAATTTATGGTGAAGAATTTTTTTTTATTAACGAAAAAATCATAAATTTGTCAAATCCTTTAATAACCGATGAAGCTAAAGAGTTAGTTGAGTTGTATTATAAAGAAAGTTTAGACCCGGATGGTCGGGGATATAAGAATTTCATTAAAATGATGATGGAAGACGGGTTCTTCAAGTTTTTACCAAAAGGTGATGATGCTTGGGTAAATTTTGTCAAACCATTTCTAAAATTAACCAGAAAAGAAAAGAGAAACCACAAACAAATTAAATAATTAATAAATAAACAAAAATGAAAGACCAAGAATCAGTAAAATTAGAATTTTTAATGACCGTTAACGATAACATTATCGTGCAAAGATTTTTTAATGTTAGAGACTTCAATCCGGAGGCTAAATCTTCAGTTGATTTGTATAATATTCTTTATGATTTTAAGATTGATATTGAGGACCAATTGAAGGTTAAAACCACGAATTATATGCTTGATAATATGTATGATATTATCCATAATCCTAACCTTTTGGAAACATCAGTTATTGAAGGTCCGGAGTATTTTAACATCTATATTAAGCAAGGTGATGCGACAATTTGTCATAGACAGGTGGATGCGAAAATATACCCACCTAAGATTAGATACACTGTAGATGTCCGCCCTTACTTGAAAAGTTTGTTAAACTCATTGACTGACACTTTTTCATCTCAAGAATTAAATTTTGAATATGCTGATGTTCTTTTGAAACGATAATATTTATCAATAACTAAAAGAAACATTATGTCATCTAAAAAGAATTTTGATTATCTGGGAAGTACATTTCAGATACAGTTGTTAAACCAAATTATTATTGATAAAGAATTTGCGAGGTCAATAATAGATGTTATTGAGGCGAATTATTTTGAGAATAAGTATTTCAAACTAATCATTCAGATGGTTAAGGAATACTACGCTAAATACGAGCATACACCAACTTTTGACACTTTAGAACAGATTACCAAATCTGAGTTACAACAAGAAATGGCTGCTAAAATTGTGATTGATACAATCGCAAAAATTAAAGAATGTTCTGTTGAAGGTGGAGAATTCGTGCAAGAAAAAGCGATGAAGTTTTGCAAACAACAGGAACTTCAAAAGGTTATGAGTAAGGCTCAAAAAATTATTGATGGTGGTGAATTTGAGAATTACGATAAGGTAGAACAATTAGTTAGAACAGCGTTACAGGTTGGGGAAAGAGAAGATGGTATGTCTGATGTTTTTTACAATTTAGACGATGTTTTAAACGAAGATTACAGACATCCGATACCAATGGGTATTCCTGGTATAGATAGGCTCTTAAAAGGGGGTTTAGCTAAAGGTGAGATTGGGGTTATATTAGCTCCGACTGGTGTGGGTAAATCAACATTGTTGACTAAAATCGCTAATCATTCATTCAATTTAGGTTATAACGTAGTTCAAATATTTTTTGAGGACAATCCTAAGATTATTCAAAGAAAACATATTACATTATGGACTAAAATCCATCCTGATGATTTGACTGAAAGAAAAGAAGAAGCGATGACTAAAGTTAAGGAGATTCAGAGTACTATGACTAATAAGTTAATTCTTAAGAAACTTCCGTCTGATACGGTAACTATGTTACAAATAAAGAATCAACTTAGAAAGATTATTGCTGATGGTGTTAAAATTGATATGGTTATGTTGGATTATATTGATTGTGTTGTTCCGGATAGAAATTTAGGTGATGAATGGAAGTCTGAAGGGTCAGTAATGAGAGGTTTTGAGTCAATGTGTCACGAATTAAATTTAGTTGGTTGGACCGCAACACAAGGTAATAGGTCAAGTATTTCATCTGATGTTGTAACCACAGACCAAATGGGTGGGTCAATTAAGAAAGCTCAAGTGGGTCACGTTATTATTTCTGTTGCTAAATCATTACAGCAAAAAGAGATGAAATTAGCTACAATGGCGATAACAAAGTCTCGTATTGGTGATGATGGTGTTGTATTTGAGAATTGTAAATTTGATAATGGAACATTAGAAATTGATACCGAAAGTTCTGTAACATTCTTAGGTTTAGAAGAACAAACTGAAGAAAGAAATAGACAAAGAATTAAAGACTTGGTTGAAAAAAGAAAACTAAACACAAAAAGTTAAAACATAAGTAAAATGGAAAAAATATTACAAGAGAATAAAGACCGTTTCGTTATATTCCCAATTCAACATAATGATATTTGGGAATATTATACACAACACCAAGCAGCCTTTTGGACTGCTGAAGAAGTTGACTTGACTGAAGACATTAGAGACTGGGAAAATTTAACAGATAATGAAAAATATTTCATTAAAAATATTTTATCATTCTTTGCAGCTTCAGATGGTATTGTTAATGAAAACTTAGCAGAAAACTTCTTAAAAGAAGTTCAATATCCTGAAGCTAAATTCTTCTACGGGTTTCAATTGATGATGGAAAACATACATTCTTTGATGTATTCTTTATTGATAGATACTTATATATCTAACTCGGAGGAAAAGGATGAGTGTTTCCACGCGATTGATAGATTGCCTGCTGTTCAAAAGAAAGCGCTATGGGCGTTAGATTGGATTAAAGACACTACCTTTGAAGAAAGGTTAATAGCTTTTGCTGCTGTAGAAGGTATATTCTTTTCAGGTTCGTTTTGTGCAATATTTTGGATGAAATCAAGAGGTATTATGCCTGGATTATGTTCTGCGAATAGTCTTATTTTTAAGGATGAAAACTTACACTGTGACTTCGCAATTCATTTGTTGAAT